ACTTATGGACAGGGTGGACAAGCAAAAGAACTATCAAGTATCACTATTAAATTTGATGCAGTTGTTTATTATGAAACTACAATTAGTGCAACTGGAGAAACTGTTGCAATAGAATCAGAACCATTCCCTGTAAGTATGCGTTTAAAATGGGGCACAGTTCTATTTGATGATACTGAGATAAATAACTATAGTTTTTATCAATTACTTAATACTCCTGAAGGGAATAAGAGGTAATCTATGGCTCTACCAACAACTTCCAGATATCTTAAAATAAACGAAGAAAAAGACAACGAAGTGATCGTTGCAGCAGTGCGTAAAACTTTATTACCAAGTTCTTATATTATTCATGTAACTAACGATGGTGATTCATTTGCTTCATTGGCATCTAACTACTTAGGTGATGAGCGTCTATTTTGGATAATTGCTGACATTAACCCACAAGTTAAGTTTCCAGACTTAATTACTATCGGTACGTCTATCCGCATACCTTTGCTATGATTACCACCTCATTATCACCTTTAGGTATTTCTTGGAATGTATCAATAGATAATTCCCCAGTAGATTCACGCACAGTACAGCGTGTGTCCATTGACCTAAAAGAAAACCACCATGACTCTGCAATCATTGAGGTTATGGGTGTTCCTACTGTATACCTATCAGAGTATGTAGATAAGCCAATATATGTGCAACTTATGATTAGTGGCAATGCGGCACAAGAGTTCTATGGGTACGTTAAACACATTGATGCTAGTTCTACTACGCACACTGGACTAGTTAATAACTCCCCATTCCAAGTTGTTCGTATTGTTTGTTTTGGCGCAAGTTACATACTTCGTTCTAAGAAAAATAAAATATGGCAAGATGTGTCCTTAAAAGACATTGTGTATGAAATAACTAATTTAAAAAGGTTTTCATTTTCTATACCTAATGACTCTTTCAGGTTTAAGCGTTTGGTACAAAAACAGACTTCCGATTGGAAATTTTTAGTAGATATATCAGCCCAACTTGGCTATAAGTTATCTTCTCACGGCAGTCACTTACATATATGGGACGCTACCAAAGCAATAGGTCGTCAAAACTCTTATACCGTACTGAGGAACTTGATTTCATCTAAAGGAGACTACCGCCCTATTCCTGGAACAATCATTTACTTTGAACCAGTAATTGGTAGTAGTACTCCAAAAAGTGAGAATGTAAACAACATTGTTCATTTTATAGATGAGCAAGGAGTTACTTCAACAATACAAAACAACGATTTAGATACTGCGTCTGGTTTTGGAAAACCATTACCAATTGATTCAGACGATGAACTTGCGGTAAATGCTTCGTCTTTTGAGGTTGCAGAAAGAATAGTCCAAAGTATTCAAAAAGAAAAAGCATTCACTTACTATTGTCAAGCAACCATATTAAGTGACCCTTCTATTGTCCCAGGAGGAGTTGTCAAAGTTGAAGGGTATGGAAACAACTTTGATGGCTTTTGGTATGTAAATAGTGTTACCCATTCCTTAGCATCTGAGTCCATGTTGTCCACTCTTTCTCTAAGTAAAAGCAGTGCTGATACTACCTACGATTACTTTCCAATCGTTGCTCAATATCAAAAACCACCACAAACAATATTAATTAATAACGCATGGGTTTCTCAAACGGAGTTTTCAAATGTTTACAACTAACGAACCTACTTTGTATCATCAAGCAAGCACTGGGCCGTATAGAGCCATAGTTACGTACACAAACCAAAACACTGGCGAAATTCGTGTAAAGATACCTTCAGTATTTTCTAACAGTAGTGAAGCAACCATATCTTATATAGGTAGAACAAAGTACAATAGCGTATGGCCTGTACCTGACGTAGGGTCACAAATAGTTGTAGCAGCAGACGATGAAAGTCTTACAAACCTTTTTTGGGTACAGGTTAACCCAGACCAACCAACTTCACTAACGCAGATACAAAGTGAAGTAGATACAAACGCTTCAAATATAAGTACAAACGCTTCAAATATAACAGCACTTACTGAACGTGTTCAATCGTTAGAAAATTACAAAGATGCTTTACTTTTAGGAGTATTTAATTAATATGAAAACTATAAATGTTCCATTTTCTTTTACGGGGTCTGGTGGTGTTGGCAGCACCTCTAATCTAGAAAACATTGTTAAACAGCAGGTCATTGACTTCTTTTCCACAAGCGTAGGTGAACGCATACAGAACTACAGATACGGTGGAAATATACGGAGCATGGCATTTGAGTTGTTGGATTCCCTAGTCTTTGCTGACTATAAAATGGATGCTTTAGCAGAGGTAAATAGACATCTGTCTAAGGGTAAAGTTACGGATATTAGGGTTGCTCCAAAGGACGTAGCGTTTGGAGGGTACGATGAAGAAAGTACTATTACTATTACGGTTAATTACTCTATAACACCGTCAAGGGTTTCTACTATAAAATTGTTAGTGACAGGTACTAAACTTACCGAGGAAAGTGATCTTTAATGGCAACCGTTAACTATTCTAATCGTGACTATACGTCCATTCGCCAAGACCTATTGACACGTGCTTCTACATTAATACCTGAATGGACTTCACGAGACTCCTCAGACTTTGGTGTAATGCTCGTAGACCTTTGGGCATACATGGGTGATATTTTGCATTATTACGTAGACCGTGCAGCAGCAGAAGCATTTATTGACACGGCTACCCAGCGTGAATCTTTGTTATCACTTGCTAACTTGTTTGATTACATTCCACAATACCAAACCGCTTCTACCGCAGAAATTACGGTTAGCGGAGCCAACATCCCAACAGGAGTTACTGTAGAGATACCTGCTGGAACTATTTTTGTTGCCCCAGCAACATCTACATCACCTGTTATTTACTTTAGTTCTTCTGAAAGTGCGTCTGCAACATCTGTTTCCGATGCAGTAATTACTGTAATGGAAGGAGAAAAAGTAACTGATGAACTGGTTGGTAGGAGTAATGGTTCTGCTGGGCAACGTTATAAGTTGTTCTATAAGAACGTTATTGGAAATAGTATTACTGTTAACGTGTATGAAGGTACTGTAGTTGGTGGTCAACCTTCTGCTGTGTCATACAGGTATGTTTCTAGATTACTTAATACTACTTCTACTGATCGTGTTTATACTATTGATGTAAACGCTAACAATGAAACTTCTATTGTTTTTGGTAATGGTGTTAATGGAAAAATACCAGCGTCTAACCAAAGGATTGTGGTCTCGTATCGCAAAGGTAAAGGGGTGCTGGGTAACTTAGATGCAGGTAAAATTACACAAATTTACCAATCACCAAGTCCTTACTTGTCTAACATTCAATCTACAGCAGCAACAGGTGGAGCAAACGTAGAAAGTATTACAAACTTAAAAACAAATATACCTGCATCAGTGGCCTCTCAAGACCGTGCGGTATCTTTACAAGACTACGCTTCTCTTGCATTATTTGTTGCTGGTATTGCCAAAGCAACTGTTGCTTATGACTCAATAAACCAAGTAGTCAACGTATACGCTGTACCATTTGTTAGTGATTACTTAAACTACGTAGGTGGAACTATCACACTTAGTGCTGCGCTAGACGAAGACCTTTTGGCATACTACGAACCTCGTTCATTAGTTGGGGCAAGCGTAAATATTGTAAATACGGTAAACCTAACTGCGGTTAACGTTACAGGAACCATTTACGTACAAGATGGACACATTGCTAGTTATGTATCCGACCAAGTTAAAACTGCATTAGATTCCTTGTTTGAATTTGACAATGTTACATTTAATCAAACCCTATCTAAAGGTAGAATTTATAGAACAATGCTAGATGTAGAAGGTGTGGATTACGTGACACTTACGCTACCGTCTACAGACGTTGTTACATCTGGAGCATATGGGCTTCTTAAAAAAGGAACATACACACTAGCCACTGTTGGTGGAGTTACAGGTTCGTAATGCCATCTATATCTTTTAGGTTACGCAGAAGTGATGACAATGGTTCTATTGTCCGTCAACTAGGCGCAGAAGACAATGCGTTACGAAGTGACGGATATACGCAACCATTTAGAGATTCAGGTATCTCGTCCTTTAATGTTTATGTTTTAGATGCACTATTTGAAACAATTGCTGACCCAGAACGCACTGGTGGTTCATACCAAGCCTATAAATCAACTGTTAACTTAGACTGGACTATTGAGAGACCTCTTGTTGCTTCCCCAACTGTATCTACAGAACCAACAAATATTGTAATAGTTGTATCTACTGAGGGCGAACCTGTAACGGTAGAGGATGGCACTGTTGTATTTTCATGTGATTCAGAAACATATGCGGAACAATATTCGCATGAAAGTTATTTATATAGTGAAGCAACTTGGTTGTATTACGGAATGTTTATTAGGTACTCTGACGGGATTACTGCTTGGTATGAGCGAGTAGCCGATACCTATGTACAACTTCCAACACTTTATAGTTCTGTAGATAATTTGTGGCAAAGAATTCCTAACTACTACAGGACATTGGACGCATCCCAAGCAAATAATGATTTGTATAACTATCTATCTTTGTTTGGGTGGGAGGTAGACAAAACTAGAACTTTGTTAGATAGTTTGATGCACGTTAATGACCCTATGTTAGCCACACCTGTTGCATTAGATGGTTTAGCAAAACAACTAGGATTAGAAATAGGATTAGTAGATGTTGGTACAAAACGATTGCGTGCGGTACTAGATAACATCTTTGAATTACGAAAGAGAAAAGGAACTGTTTCTGGAATACTTTCGTACATTTCTGCAATATCTGGATGTAAGTCAGCGTATGACCCACTTACTGCTACGTTTAAAGTGTATACACAACGTGTCAATCTTTTGTCCGACCCTTTGTTTAGGGAGTTGACATTAACTACTTTTAAGGGTGCTCCAGCCACCATTAACCGTAACCCATTTACATTGCGAGGAACTGGTGATGGTTCCTCACTACGCAATACATTGCGAACAGACTTAGCAATTCGTGGAAGTACTACTAACACTAGTGGTTACTTACTATACGATTACACAACTACACAAAGTGCAATTGCTGCTGCATCTGTTGGTTGGGGTGTGTACACCTATGGTGGGGTAATGCCTAGTGGAGCATCTGTACCAACCATTGAACATGTTCAGTATTCTGGAAATAATCTGAATGGCGCATCTGTACCAGTAGTACTAAGTGATGGAAATGGTATTAAGATAACAGTTCCTGCTGACTCTGATGGTCCTCAAAATGTTGTTGTCTATGGTAGAAAACCATTTAAATATGCTGACAATGTTGTGTATTACACATCTTTTAATTGTGTACTTAGTGGTGCTTCCTTTAACAACTTGCGTTTTATACCCTTTGATAATGTGACAAATGCCATTGAAAGTTCACCTCCAGACGCATTGGGTGAAGATTTGTTTTATGACCAATGGAACTATTTACGTGCTGTAGACGCAAACCACTTCTTAATCACAGATGACACCTACTATAACAATAATACTAACATTGGAAATTCTACATTTGGTAGGTTTGCTTTAGAGCATCCATTGGTAGATAACTACACGTTTAGTGACGAGTACGTTGTCCCCGCTCTTACTTTTACTATTAGTCCAGGTTCTTCAGTAGTTGTTTCTAGTTGGTTAGTGGAGCCTGAAAGTATTGGAAAGTACTTTGATGGTAATGAGGAATTTGGTGGGTTTATCCGACAAGCAAACCAAGTATCTAGCGTTGGTTTGTCTGATTACCGATGGGGAGCAAGTGGCGGTTCGCCTAACCAAGACTTCTCACATTACACCCTAGACTACGGTAGGGTCGTTGCTACCGTGGAACGAGTATTAGAAAATAATTTAATACCTGTAACAATGTTAGGAAACTACTCAATAGAGTGGAACAAAATACCAGGAGAATAAATGGAACTCATAATTGGAGCATTAGCCGTATACAAAGTGGTGCAACTACTTGACATGTTTACCCCAAAAGAAGCAATGGCTTGGGTGAAGGTTGTTGTTACCCTCGCACTGTCTTATGCTATTGTGCTCATCCTCTGGACAAGTAATCCTTGGATGGACGGACTCGCAGTAGCAACATTGGCTGGCGCAACACACGCCATTATACGAATGTTTCTTCTTATGGGTGATATGGCAAGACACAAATCAGTACGTTAGGAGTACAAAATGAAGGACAAATACCTCATCGCAGGTACGGGAAATGCTAAGAAGAATGTCATTGAGGACGGATTGGCTGATGTCATTTCTTCTCGTGATGTCACATTCTTGTTAAGCGCTAGGCGTGGAGCGTCAGAGGGGGAGAGGCGTGTTTACGATTATCTCTTAGACCACGGCGCAAAGTTTTATTTGATTGGTAATGCTGAAGTACCAACTGTGTTGGAAAAAGCAGCACTTGGAAAGATTGATGTGATTTCAGAATCACCTGAATCTATTGAAGTTCTTTACCTATGGGATGAGACAGACGAAGAAACATCAGAAGAAGATGTAGCACGTTGGTGCGAGGGTGGATATGTGGTTAAAGACTTGACGCAAGGTCTTACACCTCTACGCCTTGCTGACGCAATTGAATCAGTAGATGTTGCAACAAAGACAGATGAAGAATTGCAACCATTTACTAAAGCAGAACTCAGTGGTATGGCTATTGGAGTTTTGCGTAAACAAGCAGAAGCACAAGGGATTCAACACAAGGCACTAACGAAAGAAGAACTCGTGGAAAAGTTATTGGGTGAAGAACCTGTAGTTAAGTCAAGCACTCGTCCTACTCAAGAGATTGAGGAAGGCGTAATGATTGTTGTCGTATTCCCAAATGGAACAGTTGTGTCCACTCCAGGAACAATGGCAGAAGCACGCACATTGCTTGGAATGAGTAATTAAACGAGGGGGGTCGGAGGAGGAAGAAAGGAGGTAAAAAGCCTCCCCCGACCCACACCCTCAAGGCATGAGGACAGGCATGCCAGAACAGAGTGTAGCACGCAACTAACAGATTGAGGATAGGCATATGACAAAAAAAGCAAGCAAGTTCGGTGGACCATTTTTACCATTCCCTAGGTGGGCACTTGAGTACCTACAGGGCGATGATGTTGGAATCGTAGTTTTAGTAACAATTTTGCAATACATGGATTCTGATACGCAAGAACTAACTACCTCTTACCAGTGGATTGGTAAGTTGATTAAACGGGATAGGCGCACAGTTATCCGTGCTATGAACCGTTTGGTTTCTATTGGGGTCATTTATCGGACCCCTAGGGTTGGAAAGAAGGGGAGCCTTTCCAATCGCTATTTGGTCAACTTTAATAATCCAAATGTGAATAAAGAGATGACTTCTAAGAAGACCCCAGTGTCACGTGTGACACCCCCCCTAGTGTCACTGGAGACACTACCTAGTGACACGGGTGACACTCCCCCCAGTGTCACGGGTGACACCCAATCAAGAATAACCAATAACAAGAATAACTCTTTCAAGAAGGGGACTGACGGGATTGACCCTCGTTTAAAGAGGAAAAAGGATAATGGCTAAGAAACAACTAACAGATGATTGGGGCACAGCATTAGGACAAAGCCCCGAAAAGGAGACACCAGTGATTAAGACCAGCACCGTAGGACTTCCCTACTACTTCAGGGATTCCCTCCCAGCGTCTATGTCCAGTTTGTATTCAACAATCAACGGTCCTGCTTTGTCTAAAGGTTTTGCCCACATGCGGAAAGAAGGGCTAACTACAGAAGACATCAAAGCAACCATTGACAAGTTCATGCAAGACATTGTTGCTAAACCTTTACCAAGTCATGTTGTACCGTGGAGGGGGTTTTTGGCACGGGTTGATGAATTGGTTAAATGGTCTAAGACAAACCAAACCGAAGACCTTACTGCCCACACAATTGACCCAAGGTTGAAAAAATGAAAGAGTTTTGGAACAAGTTCTTTGGAAAAACAAACGACCTGTCTTTAAATGATTATGACTTAGATGAATACACTTGTGAATTATGTAACGTTGTTTTCTCTGAGTACAATCAGTATCTTCTACACTTCGCAAAAGAGCAATGCGTATTAGTTTTTACAGGACTTCCAGACGGACTAGAAATTAGGTTGAAAGATGAGTGAGTGGAAAAGTGCTAAGTACTGGAAGAACCGTCCAGTAGCAGAACGCTTAGATAACTTAAAGATTCCTCGTAGGTACAAGAACACCACGATGTCTACCTACAATCCAAACATAGGTGACAAGAATGCTTACGAAGCAATCCTTACTTGGAAGCAAGAGGCATTGAGTCATGTTTCCGAAGGTATGGGTCTTTTGATTTACGGAGATTCAGGTGTAGGTAAAACACACCTTGCCCAAGCACTTCTCAAAGAACTTATTACAGAACATCCACTGAGTGGAATGTTTATTCCAGCAACTACCTACATTGAAATGATGTACGACGAAATTCGCAATGACGGAGAACTGCCCGAAGAATACGCAGACCAAAATGTGGCTAAGTACCTTCGCCGTATTTACGATGTAGTTGTGTTGGACTCACTAGGGGAAGAACACGACAGTGACTTTACAAAGCGTTCATTGATGGCGTTTTTAGAGAATCGTTACAACTGTAAACTAACTACCATTGTCACTTCTAACTTGAGTCCAGTGCGTATCAAGGCTCGTTACGGTGAACGCTTTCATTCAATCTTGCATGATTGTTGTATGTCTATTCCAGTACTTGGTGACAACCAAAGGGTGACACAGGACTATGCAGGGGAATGACCTCTTAGACTTCTCATCAGTTACTCAAGGTGTAATTTTTGAAGGAGTCCTAGCAATACCACCAACAAGTACTGTTGCTTTAACCAAGGCTGCTTTTTTTAAGAACCGTGAAAACTGGGCAGCATACTTGCGTATGTGGGAACCAAATGACTTACCACTTAAAGCAATGATTGATAGTGCAACACGCTTAGGTGTTGGAACAGATGTATACACTTTTGTTTCTCAAGGTTTTGCAGAAGAAGTAGATAAGTGGCTCATGCGTAAAGGAATTTCAGTAGCAGTCATGTATTATGGCTCCGTTGAAGAACTCGCATATGACTTGCGCTTTCAACGACAAATCAGGACAATATACACAGCAACACAAGAACAGGCAGCCGTAATTGGAATACGTTCTCATGTTGTTGACCCAAAGAAAGCATGGATTTCATAATGGCTAGTGCCGAACACCTCCTCATTAGTAAGGTCATCAACGACAATGACATTTCACATGTTGTTGAGGCTGGTATTCGTCCTAACCACTTCAGCCCACAATGGGAAGGCGTGTGGTTGTGGGTACTGGATTACTGGAGGACGCATGCGGCTATTCCAAGTATCCGTGCTCTTAACCAAGAGTTTGCAGATTTAGAACTTGCTGATTCAGGGCGTGAACAGTTCTCCAACCTTATTGACGAAGTACTGAACTCGTACCGTCACCAGAAGTTGGTTGAAACTATCTCATCGGCTATGCCGTTATTGAATAACAACAGCACCAATGAAGCAATTCAAATGCTTTCAGATGGTTTGCAAACAGCCTCTGCTGAGGTGGCTCGTCTTCGTGATGTTGACTTGATTCAATCATGGGAAGAACGCATTGCTCGCTACAACCTGATGAGGGAAACCCCTAACGCTATTCGTGGTATCCCTACAGGGTTTACAGGTCTAGACAGGATTACTGCTGGTCTTCGCCCACAACAGTTGATTACGTTTGTTGGTGAAGCAAAGAAAGGTAAGTCCCTTATCACTTTGATTATTGCCAACGCAGTACACACTCACGGAAAAGTTCCAATGTTTATTTCATTTGAAATGAGTATTGAAGAACAGGCTGCTCGGTATGACGCAATCGTTTCAAATATCTCCCACACAAAGATTATTCGTGGAGACTTGACTAAAAAAGAAGTAGAGAAGATTGAGAAAACACTTAGCATGCGTAAGAACATGCACCCGTTCTTGATGTCCGAAGATAGTTCGTCCCTAACTACTGTTAGTGCTATCGCTGGAAAGATTCAACAACACCGTCCAGACATGCTTATTGTTGACGGTGTGTACCTCATGGACGATGAGCAAGGTGAGCCAAAAGGTTCTCCTCAAGCACTTACTAATATCACTCGTTCTTTAAAGCGCATTGCACAGCGCTTTGATATTCCAATCATTGGTACTACGCAGGTACTCGGTTGGAAGTTAGGTAATAAAAAGTCACGCAAGATTACGGCAGACTCAATTGGATACACCTCGTCATTCTCACAAGACTCTGACTTGGTTATTGGTGTTGAGTCTGACCCTGATATTGATAACCAAGCAATTTTGCGTGTAGTACTTGCTCGCTCTGCCCCAATGGGCGAAGTCAAGATTAAATGGGACTGGGAGAACATGGACTTTTCGGAGGTATTTGAGGATGAGTCAGGCGACAGCGACGACTGGTATTACTGACCTACCGAACATTCTCCGTTCAATCGGAGTAGATGTTCGTAAGGAAAATGGAAAAGAGATTGTGGGTTGTTGCCCTGTGCATGAGAAGCGCACGGGTAAAGCCGACAGGTCTCCATCATGGTCAATGAATAGCACCAACGGTTTATGGATTTGTCATTCCTGTGGTGCTCGTGGAAACTTACCTATTCTTGTTTCAGAGGTCACAGGTGAGACTGACGCAATTATGGCGGTCCACAACTTAATCATTAGTGCGGGTCTCAATCAGTTACAGAACCCTGTGTTTGATAACACTCCAGCACAACCAGTGGACTGGCTTACCTTCAGCGCCTTTGAAAAGCCACCATCGGAAGAACTAACTAATCGTAGGATTACTAAAGAATCCTCGGACGAGTACGGGCTTAGGTGGAACACCAGCAAGCAGGCTTGGGTATTGCCTATTGTCTCTCCATTGGGAGAACTCTGGGGATGGCAGGAAAAAGCAACGGACTATGTGCGTAACTACCCTGTTGGTATAACCAAGAGTCATACTTTATTTGGCATTGAGCGTTTTAAAAGTAGCACGGTGGTACTAGTGGAATCCCCATTAGATGTTGTCAGGTTTGCCTCATCCTTTTCAGGAATGCAATGTCTCTCTAGTTTTGGGGTCAACGTCAGTACACAGCAGTTGCATTTATTGGCTTCTGTGGCAAACAAGTTAATCGTTGCTTTAGACAATGACGTTGCTGGCCTGACCAAGAGTAAAGAATTATTTAAAACAATGCCTATGTTTAGGAAAGGCGTGTACTGGTTTGACTACAACGGGACAGACGCAAAGGACATTGGGGAAATGACAGATTCTGAAATTGAGGTTGCATTGAGTGCCTCATCGGTTATACCGTGGTGGGTGCAATGACATTCAACGGCAAACTATACCCATTCCAACAAGAAGCAGTAGAGCACATGGCTGACCGTGGTCAGATGCTCCTTGCTGTTGTGATGGGTGGCGGTAAGACTGTTATCACTATTGCAACCTTAGAACACCTTATTGAAAGCGGTGATGTCTCTAGGATTATCGTAGTTGTCCCATCATCCCTCAAGTTTCAATGGCTTCGTGAAATTAACAAGTTCACCAAGTCTAAAGCAATTGTTATTGATGGACCAGTAAAGAATCGGCACAACCTTTGGCGTGCCTCACTAAACGCCAAGTATGTCATTATCAATCCAGAGACATTGGTAAATGACCAAGAACACTTTGAAAAAGTTAAGTTTGAGGCAATGGTGATTGATGAAGCCACCATGATTAAATCACCACGAGCAAAGCGTTCTAAGTTGTTAAAGAAACTAGGCAAGCGTTGCCAGTATCGTTTTGCACTTACTGGTCAACCGATTGAGAACAAGCCTGAAGAACTTTTTTCTATTATGGAGTTTGTTGACCCAACAGTGTTAGGTCGGTTTGATGTCTTTGATAAAACCTTCATCATTCGCAACAGTTACGGCATGCCTGTAAAATATAGGAACCTAAACCAATTGAATGAGTCACTAGGTGAGGCAATGGTTCGTAAGACTCGTGCCGATATTGCAGACCAACTTCCTAAAGTAGTTACTCAGGTAGTACCTGTTGAGTTTGACAAAGTGTCAGCAAGTTTGTATAACTACATCTCAGATGACTTGCTTGACCAAATTCAAAAGGCTTTAGCCCAACACGGAAAAGGTTTTGACCTATGGTCGCACTATAACGGTGGCGGTGGTGCTAATGAAGCACAAGGTCAAATCATGTCACGCCTCACCATTCTTAGGATGTTGTGTGACAACCCACTATTGATTACAGGTTCTGCCAAAGAATATATTGCTTCTGGTGGTACTAGTGGTAGCCAGTATGCAGCCCAGTTGGTGTCTCGTAATCTGCTCCCACAAGAACCAGCAATGCCAAAACTTACTGCCGTAGTTGATTACATCACGGATATTCTAAATGAAGACCCAAATAACAAAGTAGTTTTATTTTCGTTCTTTAAAAAGAACTTGCACTTTATACAACAAATGACAGCGCAACTAACTAAGAGCGTGTTGTTTATGGGTGGCATGGATGCCAAAGCCCGTGATACGGCTAAACAAACCTTTGCTACAGACCCCAAGACTAGGCTGTTCCTATCATCAGACGCTGGTGGTTACGGTGTGGACTTGCCTGGGGCTAACTACCTGATATCGTATGACCTGCCGTGGAGCGCTGGAAAACTAGACCAGCGTGAGGCTCGCATTATCCGTCTATCTTCAACACACCCCCATGTTACGCTTACATCGTTCGTTATGCACGGGAGCATTGAAGAAAGGCAATATGAAATGCTCATGCAAAAACGAGCAATCAATGAAGCGTTCATTGATAAAGGTTACGATACACAAGGTAAATTTGAACTAACGCTTAGTTCACTATCAGATTTCTTACGGACATCGGAGGTTAAATAATGGAAACATTTGACGAAAACTATTACACCAAACTTGCAGACGATTTCAAAAAGCAAAAGGCTTTTGGCGCTGAGATTGAAAAGCGTTTGGAAGCAATGAAGAAAGAACTAACGGTTGCTGTAGAAAAGTACGGACAACCAGATAGCAGTGGACACATTTGGCTCAAGGTAGGAGACATTGAACTCAAGCGTGAGCGCCGTGTATCTCGTTCTTTTGATGCTAACGCCGCAGAATCATGGGCTAAAGAGAATGGCTTGTGGGAAGAACTTAAGCAAGTAGTAGTCATTGAAAGCATTAGTGAAGATGCACTACTTGGTTACGCATGGAAAAACAAAGATGTTTCAGACACCGTTCAAGGTTTCTATGTAGAAAAAGAAACGTGGGCGTTCAAGGCGTAACATGCAAGACCCGTTGGCTTACTTTAAAGACCTTCCTGACTTTCCAGGAAAACGTCAACCTAAGAATAGGCTTAAAGAAAAGGTAACTAAAGAACTCGCTATTGACCGTTTCAATGGTGCTACTTCTAAGAAGTACATCATCAATGGACAAGAGCATCAGATGTTTACACTAGGTGAAGTTGCTAAAGCACTTGGAAAGAGTGCAAGTACTTTGCGGGTGTGGGAACACCGTGGCTGGCTACCAAAAGCCAGTTACCGAACTCCTCCACCAAAGGGTGAACAAATTCCAGGAAAAACTTCTCGTGGACGTAGGTTATACACCTTAGTGCAGGTAGAGTTTCTCCTAGAAGCAATGGAACAGTTCAATATCTATGAGATTAATCATGGAGACTGGGACGGCTTCCGAAAACATATAAGAAATAATTGGCCCAAATAACGAAAGAAAAAACCATGACACGCAATTACGACGAAGATGAAACAACAACTACAACGACAGAAGTAACACGCAAACCAAATGCAAACGGGGATACTCCTCGTGCAAGCCGCATTGTTCGTGGCGGTTGGACAGCAGTAGACGCAGTAAAGAATGCAGACTCACCATTTGCACAACGCCTGCGTGTAACTGAAGAAGTTCAGTTGATTAAGTTTATTGATGACGAACCATACGCAGCATGGCGTCAACACTGGATTGAGCGCACAGGTCAAAAGTCATTTACATGCCTTGCAGACCTTGATGAGCGTGGATGTCCACTTTGTGAAGCAGGTGACCGTCCGTCACTTCGCTTTGCGTTTAACGTAGCACTCCTTACTCCAGGTGAGGCTCCTGTGAACAAGTCCCTTGAAGTTGGTCCTCGTGTAATTGACCAACTGAAGAACTTCCACAACACGCCACACACTGGTCCACTTACAAAGCACTACTGGGCTATCTCACGCACAGGCAAGGGCGCAACCAGCGCAACCAACTTGCAAGTAGTTCGTGAGCGTGACTTGGTTGAATGGAAGTGTGAACCTGCTGACGAACAAATCGCTGTCTACCTAAAGCACAGTGCTTACACAGCAGATGTAATTCAAATCCCTAATCGTGCAGATTTGGTGAGGATTGCAGCCGAAGAATTCGGCAACTAATAGTCATTAGTTTAGAAAGGACTTATGACTACTTTGGATATCGTTACTACCCTTGACCAGTTACACACGCTGGTCAAGGTAGTACAAGACGCAGGTGCATTTGCTTTTGACATTGAAAGCCGTGCAGTACTAGAACGCCATCCTGACCTTCAAAAGATTATGGAGGATGAGTTCAAAAAGAAAGCCCTCAGCCTTAAGAGCAAGTCTCCTGATGTATTGGAGAACTCTCGTAGGGTTATTGAGGAATCCTATAAAAAGGATATTGCTGTCAATCCTCTACGCAATGAGGTCTTTTGGATTGCCATAGCCACCTTTGGTCATTCTTGGGCTATCCCTATGGGTCACAAGTTAGGTACGCTCCTAGAGCCAGAGGAGGTCGGAGATGGCTCTACAGTGCCTCCAGAGGGCTATAGGAAGCGTTTAAAGAGCGGTGAGGAGTCAATGGCTAAGGCTCGCTATATCAAGCCAGCCGTCTACGCAGAGCCTCCTAAGCAGTTGAGCCGTTCTGAGGTCTTTGAGGCTCTAAAGCCCATATTCTTTAGTGACCTAGTTAAGGTTGGACATAACGTCAAGTTTGACGCTCGCTCTATCAGCAAGTACTACGACCAGATACCACCTGGACCTTACCTAGACACGATGGTTCTCCAGCACATAGTTTCTGAGAACTTGATGAGTTACTCACTAGAAAAGGTCATTGCACACAACTATGACGGGTTAGAAGCCTATGCAAAGGGTGGCAAGTTGGGTAAGTTGATTACCCAAGTTCCTATTGAAGACGCAACGACTTACGTACATCGTGACGCCCGTTGGACATGGATGCTGTACCAGCGCCTACACAAGCAAATTATTACTAAGCCTGACTTGCTATCAGCACTTCAATTAGATAGCGAAGTGCTTGAGGTAATCATGCACATGGAGAACAACGGTATCCCTGTAGATGTCAAAGACTTAAAGAACCTCAACTTGGAGTTAGACCAAGAACTCCGTGACATCTTATTTAAAATCTTTGAGCACGCTCCAGCAGGATTCAACCCTGACTCAAATAAAAGTAAACAAGAGTTCTTATTCAATCCTAAAAAAGAGGGTGGCTTAGGTTTAAAGCCATATAAGAAAACAGACAAGGGTGCACCGTCTGTAGACGAAGAATCACTTCGTAACCTTCAATCAAAGCACCCAATCATTCCCTTGCTCTTAGAGTGGGCTGAAATGAAGAAGTTGAAATCAACATATGTTGACGGATTGCTCCCCAAGATGTACAAGAACAGGTTGCACCCTTCGTTCCACCTACACCGCACGGCAACAGGACGCTTGTCCTCGTCAGACCCAAACCTACAGAACATTCCTCGTGAATCAAGTATTCGTAAGTTGTTTGTAGCCCCACAACATCATCAGTTGTTTGTGGCTGACTATGACCAAATTGAGTTGCGTATCATGGCAATGTTTAGCCAAGACCCACAACTAGTTCGGATTTTTAATACTGGTGAGGATATTCATACGGCTACTGCTTCTGCGGTGTTTAAGAAAGAGCCTAAAGACATCACCTCTGAGGAGCGTCAGATTGGTAAGGGCGTAAACTTCCTTACCGCATACGGTGGTGGTGCTGCAAAGTTGGCACGTACTACAGGCATTGAGGAAGAACACGCCATGGAAATCCTTAGCAACTACTACAAGAGTTTCGCAGGTCTTACCGCTTGGAAACAGTCTGTGGTGGCTACTGGACGTAAGAATGGCTATGTGTCCACCCTTGAGGGAAGGCGTAGGCGGTTACCAGACCTGACTTCCAACGACAACATGCTTCGGTCAAGGGCAGAGCGCCAAGCCGTTAATGCTGTAATTCAAGGAAGTGCGGCAGATATCTGTAAAAAAGCCATGATAAATGTCCATAACGCTTTACATAACAAGGGCGTGCGCCTCTTAGTACAGGTACATGACGAACTTATAGCCGCAGTCCCTGACAAAATTGTAGAAGAATCCACACAACCGTTCCTAGACGCTATGGGAGATGGTACGGTTATTCAACAGATACCGCTAAAGGTGTCTTACGAATACGCAACTAACTGGGCTGAGGCTAAGGGATGATGGATACAATAAACAAAAGATTTTTCTACCTCATGCTTTCAATAGCCAGAGGTCAAAGTTATGCAAACTCTATGGGCTTCTCAAACCCTTCAGAAGATGTAGGCGATGCAGAAACCGTAGAGATAATCCAAAGGTGGGCGCTGTTCATCAATGAAGGTATCTTTGATGAAGTGGTAGTTGCCACAGACTGGATACTTGATTTACTAGAAGAAAACGATAAACTAGTAACTCCTCGTGAGGAACTGCATCCATTGTTTGTTTCTTTTGGGGTAGCACTTATCAATATGCTTTTGGATGTTGATAACCTAGCAATCGTATTACAAAACCCAGAGGACTATTATGAGTGATTGGTGGAGTAAAAAACTAGCAGGAGAGAAACCATCTACCCCCCGTGTTTCTCCTACGCCTCCTACACAACCTGTAATTAGGCTTCCTGCAACGCAACAGACTGTTCCGCAAGAACAGCAACGGCAAGAAGTCTTGAACCCAAATCGTGCACCAACAGAGAACATCTCTATGGGTGAAGCGATTCGTTTATGGAAAGGTGGGGAAGCCCATCGCCGTGACGGTGGTTTGACATGTCCAGATTGTGGAAGTAAGAATGTATTTTCACGAACTGGTCGTGGAGCCAATAGCATGGTAAACGGAGCACAACCAGCACCTCGTTGTTTTGAGTGTGGCTGGAACGGATTATATGACCAAGCGTCACAAGCGTCTTGGAATAGTTAACAAAAGGAATACACATGTCAGATTTTGAGTCGTTGCAATCTATTTTGTCTGCCCTTACTAAGAAGTATGGCGATGATGTAATCATTAAAGGTTCACAAGTCATTGAAGCAACACCACGTATTACTACTGGTGTTCTTGCTTATGACCTCATGCTTGGTGGTGGTTGGCCTGTAAACCAGTGGAGCGAAATCATTGGTGAGGAATCATCAGGTAAGACTGCTCTTGCTTATAAAACAATTGCGGCTAACCAAGCGCTTGACCCTGAGTACACAGCGATGTGGGTAGCGGCTGAAGCATATGTCCCAGAGTATGCCAAGGCTATTGGTGTAGACCTTGACCGTCTATGGGTAGTTGAAACCAACATCATGGAAGAAGTGTATGACTTGGTTATTCGTGTGCTGGATAATCGTGCTGTTGACTTGATTGTTATTGACTCACTTCCTTCACTAGTTCCTGGCGATGAGTCAGAAAAGATGATGGAAGAATTCACTGTAGGTCTTGGTGCTCGTCTTACTGGAAAGTTCTTCCGTAAAGCCTCTAAGTCTCAGAAGCGCTCACTCATTCGTGAAGACCGTGGATGCACTGGACTTATCATTAACCAGTGGCGTGAAAAGATTGGTGTGATGTGGGGAGACAACCGAACTACCCCAGGTGGTAAGGCTAAGAACTTCCATTACTTCTGCCGTGTTGAAGTGAAGCGTGACGAGTGGATTAAAGCCAAGGATGAGACTGTTGGTCAAACCATCAAGGCTCGCACTATGAAGAACAAGACATACCGTCCACAACAAGTGGCAGTAGTGGACTTCTACTTTGCAGATTCACAAGGGTTTCAGTTTGGAGACTTTGACACAGTAAAAGATATTGTGAACATCGCAATCTCATCAGAACTCATTACTCGTGCAGGTGCCTATTACTCCTACGGAGACCAGAAGTGGCAAGGTAAAGATGGAGTGCTTCAAGCAGTTCGTGAAGACCTTGACCTACAAGCAGGTATTCGTGAGGCTGTATTCAAGAAGTTCAACATTGAGATGCCTTCGTGATATTTGGGTCTGACGCAGACAAACAGCGCAAAGTTATGAAGCGCTCTAAGAAGCAAGAGCGCCGTACAGCAGACCGTTACAAGGGAAGTCGTAATGCTGGTTCAGGTAGTGGTTGGGTTCAAAAGAATGATGTTCGCACCCATGATTACCTGATTGAAAACAAGTTCACAGATAACAAGAAGTCATATTCAATCAAGTTCACAGATTTAAAGGAACTCAATGAGCGTGCAATATTGGAAGATCGCATTCCTGTCCTTCAGTTTGACTTGGGTGGCAATAGGTATATCATCCTTACTGAAGATGATTTTTTAATGATTACGGAACCAAATGGCTGAACTAGATGCAGTTGCTATGCAACAAGTGATTAAGACACAGGGTCGCTTAAAGCAACCTGCGTATCAATACGCCCTTAAATCTAATATGGTGTCGTCTGAAGAACGGGACACAAAGCACTTTCACCCAAGTGAAATCTGTAAGAAAGACTGGTGTCCACGTTCGTCTTGGTACAAAGTCAAAGGCTATCCAGAAGAAGTAACTTCAGTACCTCAGTTCACTACATTGAATATATTTCAAACAGGACATGACATCCATAACAAATGGCAACACTGGTTGCTTTTGTCTGGCGTATTAGAAGAAGCAGAAGTAGCCATCTACGATGAGGAACATCATCTATTGGGACATGCTGATGGGATTGTGTCAGATGCTAAAGGTCGTGCTGTATTAGAGATTAAAAGCATAGGTATGGGTTCACTTCGTTTAGAAGAACCTGAAATCTTTGAGAAGTACAGCAAAAAAGAAATAACTGCTGACGAGGCTTGGAAAGCAATTAGGAAACCATTTGAAACCCATCTCCGTCAAATAAACCTATACATGTATGTATTGGGTATACATGACGGGATTGTTTTATATGAAAACAAAGCCAACCAAGAAGTAAAAGAATTTGAAATCAAGTATCAACCAGAGTTGATTGAAAGTATCTTGGCTACTTGCCATAACCTAAAGAAGGCTCTAGAGTTAGATACGCCGCCACAGCGACCAACGTGGCTATCAAGTAAAGAATCTAGGACCTGCAAATATTGCCCTTACAAGACGGAGTGTTGGAAAGATGGAAGTAATCAACAAGTCACCACTGGAGAATTCACCACTGCTACAGGAGTTTCGCAAGAAGTTCACACTTCCACTGCGCCCAGCGGAGGAGATTCCGAACATCCCAAGTCATCTGGACGAGTTATCCGACGCTAGTTTGATGGAGTTTTATACAGAGTTTATGAGTTGGCTTTCATATGCCAAGTCAGAACTTGTTGCTTCTGAGATTGAAGAAGAACGTTGCGCTAATGAGTGCCGTTTGACTGAAGCCAAGACTTTGATTAAGCAGTGGGGTAATGAAAAGGGAGACACAGTAACCCTTGCTAAGGCTCGCCGTGACGTAGATGAACTGGTGATTGCGGCACAGGAAGCACACTTTTATTCCCGTGCTTACCGCAAACTAGTTGAGTCTGTCTTTGAACGCTGTGAGCGTGGAGCACAGGTACTGTCTCGTGAACTTAGTCGCCGTATTGGTTTAGGACCAAAAGAACGGCAATACGGAAGGTACAGCGCATGATTTCGGTGCAATGTGAAAAGTGCAACGCTACGATAATGCACGACACCAAGCAGTTGACAGGTTGTTTATGTGACCCAGATGCCCCAACTTGGTGTTGGATAGAAACAGACGGACGAGTGCGAGGATTCTCTCACTCCAAATATAAGGTGTTAAGTAATGAGTAACCCATATGGACAAAACACGCAGTTCTTTGCAAAGGATTCAAGCAACACACCCTCAGTAGAGGCAAAGCGCTGGAAAGAACTTGCAGAAGACTTAATGGAGTTAGTAGATATGTTTGCATGTAACCATGTAGACATGAAGTTTTACCAACGGACACGCAGGTCATTTGAAAGGAACATCCGTGGCTAACGAAGATTTTATGCCCCTCAGTGAAACCATTCGTTTGATGGCAGATGTTATTCGTAAAGGTAAAGGCAAAGTACAAGTTAACTTTGAACCTTCTTTTCTTTATGAAGTTGCCAACATTTTAGAAGACTACGAGCAGCAAGAACTATGGTAACCAATACAACTAAAGGTTTTGTTGTTGGAGCATTGTTTGCTACTGCACTTATGGTTGTTTCACTAATCATTGGTGGTTACTTAGGAACTAATGCAAAAAGGGATGCTTGTGCCAAATATGGTGAAGCAACTCAACAGGAAACTACTTTCATCACCTATGGACTTACTGAGTCAAAGTGCTTTACAAATTACAATCAAGAATGGTTGGATATAAACCCATAATGGGAAATAAGAACAAAGCCAAAGGAACCTCGTTTGAGGTGCTAGTACGTGATTACTTGCGTGAGCGTGGGTTTATTCATGCACACCGCCCAGCCTTATCAGGTGGCAAAGATACTGGAGATGTCAATGGTGTTATCCAACGGGATACCTTGGCTGAAGTAGCAGTCCAATGTAAGAATCAAAAGTCATTCAAACTAAGTGAATGGCTTGATGCCACGGTAGAACAAGCAAAGAACTTGCGAGAAGGTTTACCTATACTTGTAGTCAAGCGTGCTGGCAAAGGCGCAAAAGCCTTGGGTGACTCATACGTAGTGATGAGATTAGATGATGTAATCAGACTCTTAAGTGACGCCGATTACTCCTAAAATTATAGGGTTATTCAACCGTAACCCTAGGAGTACAAATGTCACAAGAACTGAACACAAACATTGAAGATGTTTTAAAAGTATCAGGAAGTAGTAACCCTCAAAGTGTGGGTTCAATTGTTGCCCGTGCAATCAATGCGGGGCAGTCCCCGAAGATTAGAGCCATCGGCGCTAGTGCCGTAAACCAAGCCGTGAAAGCATGCGCTATTGCAAGAGGCTTTGTTGCCCCACGAGGTCTTGACATTACCTTCATTATTGGCTTTGATGATATTATTGGAGATAACGGCGAAGCAATTTCAGCCATATCCTTTAAACCAGTAGTGAGGTAATCATGGGTATTTTTAATAAGATTCGTGGCGGTGCAGGTGCAGGTCGTGGGTATAACTCATACCGTGTTCCACCTAAACCATCAGAAACCCACACGGTTCGTGACGACAGTCAGAACACCACACAGGCAATGACCCAGCGCCGAGCAGACCGTGATGCTGCCCAACCACTTCGCCCAAGTATTCTTCAATCCAATTATGTTAATCCAGATGGTTCTTCAGTGGGGAATCCAAGGGAACGAGTAAAGATTGGTGCTGAATACACCACATACCATGAACCAGATTCTCCAGAAGGTAAGGCAATCCTTAAAGACAAGAAAAAGACTGCAAAGGCTTTGAAGAAGGTGAACAGCCCTAAAGTAATGGGTGAGGCACGAGCAGCCGCAGGTTCATTTGAAGTTGCTAAAAAAGAA